TGGTGTGGTCCATATCTCCCGCTTCGGGCGGCGAATTTCCGGAAACTCCGCTTCGCGCTTAGCTTTGCCGAGGTCCGCAGTTACTACAGGTCTTGCGCTATAGTCACGCAGGACCATCGCGGGGTGATAAGTCGGTAGCACCTTATACTGTCTACCCAGCTTTTGCGAAACAGCCGAAGCTGTTGGGGCGATAGCTCCACGAACGGTCTTGATACCACGAGAATGGAGGAAGGCCCACACAGCAGTAGCGCCCAGCGCGACGACCAGGTTTGGTTGAACCTTGCGGACTTCCTCATATAGGCGCTCCAACTCTGGCTGGTATTTGGCGAGGACATACTTGCCTCGGTCGAGCTCTGGCAGGCCGGGAATGCCCTCGGCCTTGCTGCCACACAGGTTCTTAACGTCGTTCGAGGGCTTCGGGCGGAGGTTGAACACGTTCGTTGTATAGCAATCCTCGCGAGCGATGCCGGCGTGGGATAGCATTTGGTCGAGGAGCCAGCCCGATGCCCCGACAAACGGGCGACCGGCCTCCTCTTCCTTTTCACCGTAGGCCTCGCCCACTAACATGATTTTCATAAGGCCCCCAAAAGAGATTAAAGCTAGCATAAGGTAGCGGGAATGTCAACGATGCTGCTGCATCAAGTCCCACAACTCTTCAGCCTCGACTTGCTTCTCCCGGTCGAAGAGGTTGTTAACCGGATCGAACTTGCAGCGGGGGCAGACCTCTTCCTCCACTCCCCAATCATGGCCGCAGGAAATACAGAACACGCGCGGATTAAATGGCCGAGACATTTTCTTTCCTCCAGTTGGCGACGGAGACCGCGTGGAACTCAGGGGATAGTTCGAGGCCCAAGGCACTCATTGCCCCAAGGTCTTCTGCGACTGCGATGGCGTTACCGGAGCCGCAGGTGGGGTCAAGGGCGATGGAGTACTCGTCGCAAAACATAGAGAGGAAATGCTGGAGGACGGGTTTGGGCTTTTCACTGATGTGGATGGCAAAAGTTCTGGAGCCAGGAAAACCAAAAGAGTTAGAACGAGGACCAGCGGCAGTAAGCTTACGATCACCTCGGGAACAGACAAGTGCAGTTTCATAAGTCCTCCTAGGCCAGCGTTGCGGGTCCGGTGCAATCCCGGCGTTGTCGCTCTTGTGCCAGATAAGTGGGAAGGGGTTGACGGTCCAGCCCATCCGCTCGAGCGCCTCTTTCGTCTCGGCGTAGAAGTCCATCGAGAACCAGAAGATTAGGTGGGCGGACTCGGCCACTACGTTGTCCATTGCGAGGGCCAGGCGATGAAGCAGACTCCAGTAAACGTCCGGGCCATCCTCGTAGTGATCGGACAAGGCCGCGTTCTGGCGGGGGGAGTTGGCCACGTTGATGCCGTAAGGAAAGTCGCAGTGGATGAGGTTGAACTTAGGGCCAGTGTACTGTTCCTGCCATAAGTGAAATGAGGTGTTGAGCAAGGGGACCTCCTTTACCGCGGGCGGTTCCGCGCCCTCCTCGGCCATTGCATCCTCGACCACGGCGGCAGCCATGGCCAAGCCTGATGCCTTGCGTCGTTCGGTCGAGCGGGTCACAAGGTTAACTGCCGCGGAAAGTTTCGGCGCGCTGGCCACCTTCTCGTTATCCAGTTCCTTCGACACCGCGAGGACCGAAGATACCCACGCGCGAGACAGGCCAACGCTGTCTGCGGTCTGTGACTGGGTCCAGGTTGGATCGGCCTCCAGCTTGTGCTGGTGTAGATCGGCCAAGGCCTGCGCCTGCTCCTGCCATGTCAGGTCTTCGCGCTTGATGTTCTCTTCGAGCTCGATGGACTTGATATCGTAGGAGGAAAGGTCGTCGATGAACTGAGCTGGAATGTCTGTCCAGCCAAGGGATCGGCAGGCAGTGTAGCGACGCTCGCCGGCGATCAAGGTGCCATCGCGCTGGATGGTGATCGGGTTGATTAGGCCAAGGCGCTGAATGGACTCGGCGAGTTCCTCGATCTTCTGCAGGGTCTTGCGCTGACGGTCTGAGCCGACGATGATTGCGCCAAGGGGGTAGGAAGTGAAGGTGCCGGAGGTCATACCAAGTCCTCCAGCCGGACCGGGAGCAGCGTGTAGCCGCCCTGCACCTTGTGCCGAGTTGCCATTGCGAGGGCTTCATCGCGAGTGAACTGGCGCGCCTCTTCCTGATCGGTAGAGTACGTGCCTGTGCTGGTGAACCAGCCTTGAAGTTTTCCTGACCACAGTAGATACATAGTTGGCTCCTTTACTTAATGAACCGGCCAGATTTCTGCATTGACCTAGCCGCCGGGAGTGTCGTGGGGGGTAACGGCTAATTACCAGCTGGTCGGTTCATTAAGGAAAGGGCGGGCGGCAGACAGGGGTAAGGCCTGCCGCCCGAAGGGGTTACTCGACCGGCGCGGTGCGGCTGATTTCAGCCTGCATCGTTTCGCCCGAAGCGTCGCGCTTGTCCTGCTTCCACTTCACGTCGCCGAGGAATTCCCCGTTGACCGAAGCGTTCAGCATCTGGGCGATCGTCGCGTCTTTCTCGACACAGCCCACGTGCTTCTCGAAGAACTGGCGCATCCGGAACTCTGTGGTCTCGAAGGCCGCTTCGTCCTGGGTGTTGAAGACGAACGAGACGCTCATCATGATGTTCTGCGGGTCGCCCTTGTAATCGGACAGGTCCACATTATCTTGGGCCTCGATAACCTTGCAAGGGACACGAAGGAACTCCCAGGCCTCGTCCTGCGACTTGGTGACTTCCGGCAGCTTGGTCACGCGAAAGCGATAGGTGCCGACCGGCGGGAGGGGTGGCTGTTCAACGTCTTCCACTTTCTTCGAGGCGATTTCTGCAAAATTAGGCATCTAGTTAACTCCTTGCTGGTTGGTTGGCGCGGTGGGTGACAGGCCAGCACCTGCCCCGCGCATCGGTTAGCCTTCCTTAAGAAGGGCTACGATTTCGGCCAAGCCCGTGGCGAGTGGGTAGTCCGGCTGCATCTTCGGGCTTGGCGTTTTCAGGTCAATGACTCCGGTCGGAAACGTTTTGATCTTCCGGCGAACATTGGTGCCAGAGCCGGAGGCCTCGGCGAGGATCATCGAGTCGAAATATTTGGGAATGTGCGGGCCGAGGGCGGTGCCGACAGCTGCCACATACCCTTTGTTCGAGCCTTCGACTACTTCCTTGTAGTTGATGTGGCTCATGACGATGACATTCATCTTCATCTGAGGGCCAGAGAGTAGAGCGATGGTATCCTCGACGCCCTTCTGCGCGGTGCCGAACCACTGGCGCGGGTCTTTCGCCAGCGGGTTCATACCCTTGGCCCACTCGAACGCGGCCTTTGAGAATGAAGTCAGGGTGTCCATAACAAGAAAGCATTTGGGGTCGTCGATCTCGGACCACTCGGTCAGCTTGGTGAGAGCCTCGACGAATGCTTTGGGCTGGCCCTTGATAGCTGGGCCGACCTTGGTAGCTTTGTACTCGTCGCGGTAGGTTTCGTACTCGACCTTTGACAGGTCGCAACCCTCGGCGCGAGCATAGCCAACGAGGGAAGAAAGCCCGTCGTCCATATCGAGGATGCGGAGGCTGTAGCCGGCCTTGAGGAGGGAAGCGAGGCTACCCGTTTTGCCGGTGCCGGAGTCTCCGATGTAGATAAGTTTCACATAGTCTGACGACATATGATTATCAAGAGTTGGCATACTTAAGCTGTCCTTTTAAAATCTTAGTGATAAGAGCTGGTGAACATCCAATTTCTTGCGCAACCTCTTTTTGCATTCGGCCTTTTCCCACTTCACGTTTAACGTAGAGACAGTCATCTTTAGTGAATTTCCTTGGTCCTTTCATAGTACCTGCTATTGAAGCCCCTCGTATATTATCTTTATGGGTGCCTTGCTCTAAATGTTCTACATTAACGCAGGCAGGATTATTACAGGTATGTAAGATTTCTAAGTCTTTTCTTAATGTAAGTCCTGCAGCTTGCCAAGCAACCCTATGAGCTAATAGAGGTCGTCTAAAATTTTCACTGTCATTCATTATTTGGCCATAACCTTTAGCATTCTTAGAAGCAAGCCAAGGAATGCATCCTGTTACTGAGTCTTGTGGCCCGCAATAATTTTTAAAACGCTCAAACAACGATCCCTGAATACGCTTTGGTTTCGTATAGTCAGTTGATTGATGGTTGTCGAGTGTTGGCATCAGGATTCTCCGAAAATTCAGTAAGGATAAGTTCAGCTACAAGTTTGGCTGTGGATGCGGCAAGTTCGATTAGGCCGATGGAAGGGGGGAGGATGAGGTCGCAATGAATTTCTTTGTCAAAGAGGTAAAGACAAATGTGAGCGTTAGGTTCATCGTCCACAGGGTTTACCTTGATTTGAGGGGGTTCCAGATCGGGCCGAGGACGAAGTCCCCGATGAGGAACTGCTTGCGAACCGAGGGCGAACGGGAGCAGATGTTGCGAAACTCGCACCCGCCGAAGTTACCGCAGGAGCTGGGGTTCATCGGGAAGTACTGCTCTCGCGCGGCCTTCTGTGCGCGTTCAATCGTATTCATCGCGCCCTCGTACCACTCTTCAAGTTGGTCCTCTGAGCGGAAGGTGAATCCACGCTCGTACCGGCTGAAGCCCACAGCTACCTGCACAGCGTCGATCATCACGCCCTTGACCGGGAGGTTGAAGATCGCCTTGCCCGCGAAAGTATACATGGACATTTGAGTGTCGGGGCTGAAGCCGTCGAAGAACCTGCCGGAGATTGTGGTGCCGGTGGACTTCTGATCCTGCACGTAGAGGGAATGGGAGTACTCGCACAGGCGGTCGAGGTGGCCAGAGAAGACAATGCCGTTATCAACGGGGAGTTTGAAGGAGTGCTCGACAGCGGGCTTGCCACTGGACAGGATCACCGTGGTGCAGGGGTCGTCGCGGAACTGCTCGAAGTACCAGACGATGCTGCGCACCAGGTTGCCGCGGGTCTTGAGGTGATGGTCGGACTGCCACGGTGCGCCGGTGCCGGGGATGGGCTCGCCCTCTTCATCCAGCTCATAATCCCACGTATCGCACAGCGCCATGTGAACTACATCGCGGATGGCCTGCTCACGGTCAATGCCCTCGGCAACAGCCTTGTGGTAGTCTTCCAGCGCCTTGGCGTAAATGCCGCCGAAGATCAGGTGGGCCGACTTGCGTTCGGGCTGCCAGCCAACGTGCATCTTGAGGTAATATTTGTAGAGGCAGGTCTCGGCAAGCTTGAGGGACGTGCTGTCCCAAGCGAATTGCGAACCGTCCTCGTTGAAGGGCGAAGCGCCTTCGATGATTGGCATATAGTCCTCCATCAGACTGCGGGGTTAAAGGGAAAAGTCAAGGCCGGTGGCGAGTGAGGCCAGCGCCTTTTGCTTCTCGGTCTTCGGTTTAGTCGAACCAGCCTTGACGTTGCCGAGGTTGAAGGCGTGGCGGGACTTGCGCATTTCCTCGACGATATGGGTAAGGTCTTCCTCGGTGAGGGATAGAGGATCGCGGGCAAAAAGTTCAGCTACGTCGGCCATCAAAGTCTCCTACAGTTGAACATCAACATCGGGCGCGGCAGTTTCAACCGCCTCAACCCGCGCGATAAAGTCGCGGATCAATTCGCGGATGACAGGGCCTGCACCGTTGTCGGGGAAAAGAAGCTGCAGCTTGGCGTAATCACCGCGCCACAGGTTGAGTGTGACCTTTTGCAGGTCTTCATTCTTGGCCATCAGGTTTCCTTAATATCCAAAGATGGGAGGGGTTCATCGGAGAAAGGACAAAGGAAAGCGGCGCGAACTCTGGCTGGGCTTTACGGAGCGGATAGAGTTTCTGACGAAGCTTGTCCGGGTCCGAGGACTCTACCACGATGCCGATAGGGGATAGCATAGCGCGATAGAGTAGGGCTTCCAGAGGTTGGCTCACCTTAACCGTCCAGTCCACCGTACGAGTTGTAGGTAGGTTCCTCATCCCAGACGATGTGGATTTGAGGGTTCTTGCCGATGAAGTTGTGGACCTGGGCGCGGAGATTGTTGCACGCGCCCTGGTCCATCAGCGCGGCAAGGACATAGTTGTCAGTCTTGGGGACGTAGCCGATGTGCATATCGTCTGCGAGCACCATGATCGCGTTCGAGTCATAGGCGTTGTCCGGCTCGCGCTGGAGGTCAAGGGGATAGCCAGGGGAGAGGGTTTCGTTGACGAAGTCCTTGACCTCGCGAGGGCGGAAGTGAAGGCCAACGGACTCGGTGTGCAGGTCGGGCATCGGGGAGGTTCCTTTCCACAAAACATCTAACTCTTACGGATAAAAGTTAGCAGTGCTGTGGGTGTCACCCCGGCGAGGATGGAGGTACTCGCCGGGGCAACTAACGGTTAGACGGTCACGCCACCAATCGACTCGAGGAGCGAAGCCGACTGCTTCTTCTTCGCGTCCACGTTCTTCTTCGCAGCGGCCAGCACGTTGTCGCTGGATGCGATGCGGTCGACCTCCTGGTCTACCTTGTCCTTCCACTCGTCGTCCGTGAGGCCCTCGGGCGTGACGGTGAGCTTGCGGCCAGTCGAGGCGAGGTGCTCCTTGAGCAGGTCACGGGCGATCTTGCGGGCCTCGACCTCATACGGGTCACGCGACTTACCGCTGCCTTCGCTGGCGGTGCGGAACTCGTAGCCGGCGTCGAACTCGGTGACGTAGGCGCGGATTTCAGCTTCGGACTTGGGCGCGCTGCCGTCTTCCGGTTCCTGCATTTCCTTGATCTTGGCGCGGACATTGTTGCCCACGTTTTCGCTGCGCGTCTGGTTCAGGACCTTGGCCTCGAGGGCGGTCAGGACGTGGCCCTCGACGAAGGGCTGGCTGATTTCGAAAGAGATACCGTTGATAACCTTGGGACAAGTCTCGGACATAAAAGCTCCTAAAGCTTGGTTGATTTGGCGGTGCGCCGTTGACCACACTACGCGCGGGCGGCACGGTTGTAAAGGGGTTAATCGAGGATCGGTATGGTTCATTCGGTAAATGAACGAGCCATACCGGGCCTCAACAGCTATTGAACTCGAACACAAACCGGGCGGCGTCCTGCTTCCAGCCCGGTTCGGACGAACTGAGGGCAGGGATTGTAGGAGAAGATTAGGCCGGTGAAGGTGCAGGCCTGGGCGTGGCACAACAACAGCGCATAGATCATGCTTCATATCCTTCCGAGGTAATATAGGTTAACGTTTCCTTCGCCCTGGTTTGTGCCGCTTTCATAATAAATGTCTCCAAGTATGGCCATAATAAGCAGCTTTAAGTGCCCCTATTGAAATGCCAGTTTCATTACAAAGACTTCTAAAGTTAACTGGTTTAGCAAAGCCCCGAAGTTGTTTAACAAAGGCTTCAGTCATCCGAGCGTTGGCAGCAGTCTCCCCGAAAAGGTGGCGTTTTTTGTTAACCTTATCAGTTACATTATCTCCATGACTTCCCGCAACTAAATGCTCAGGATTTATACAAGCAGGATTGTCACAAGTGTGCCGAATAACTAAACCCTTTACAGATATATTATTCATAACTTCGTAGACCAGCCGATGAGCATAGTATTCTCTAGCCATTGCTGTGATACATTTATACCCAATACTTATACTTTTTTTAGTTTGCCTTATTAAGCATTCGTTTACAGGAAGCGCCTCTTTAAGCGCCTTCTCTACAGCTTGTTGTTTTGTTCTAGGTTTGGGGCCTGTTGCCATAAATAATTCCTTTCGGAACTTACGCTATTAGAAGCCAAACTAAAAGTCAAGAGGGCTGACAATAACCGTCTGTGGTTATATAAGTCAAAGACTCTTTGGCTCGAGTGATGGCAACATACCGCAGGTTCGGTTCCTGCAGGTCGTCCCCAATCAGGCCCGCGTCGAGGATGAATACGTGGTCGGCCTCGAGGCCCTTGCCTTTGTGGATCGTCAAGAGCTTGGTTGGGCCGGACGAGTTAATGAGGTGGTTGATGTAGGCGAGGGCGTCACCGAGGGTCGGGCCGGTCTCTGCAAACACCGCCATGCACTCGGCCTTGTCCTGTATCGTACCC